AGAAATTTTGGTACACTTGCACCATCAAAAACAAAACCTTCTGGTATAATGTAATCTTGTCCGTCTAATTTGTATTTGAAATCTCGTGATACTTTCCATGTTCTTACTGTTAATATCCACAAAAGTACTGCACCAAAAAAACCTTTATCTTTAGTTGGTATTGTGATTGGTTGCATGTGTGGCATTTCTTCATAAGAAAATCTTCTATCTCTGCCTTTTAAATTAACTCTGTCTGATATGTTTATCAGAAATCCTACAAGTATTAATACTCCTAGTACTGTAAACTGCCAGAATTTTGTCGCTAGTTGAATAAATAACTCTAACATTTATTTCTCCTTATTATTTTTTAAGTACGCCTTTTGATACTAGGTACTTGTGTAGTGCTGTGCCTTCTTCTTTTTTCATACTGACCATTGGTTTAAAGTTTCCTAAACCTGGACCTCTTTGACCAGCTTGTGTAGCAGCAGCAAATTCTGTAACTATTTCCCCACCATTTTTTTTACGATAAGATAAAACTTGATTATACTTACCTGTGAATACTACTTTACCAGCTTTATCTTTTACTTGGTAAGTTTTATTACTATCTTCTTTTATTCCATGAAATTCTTGATAACTTTTAAGCATTGTATTTGTCCCTAAATGTTTTATATTTTTTTGTTTGTTCTTTAATTTCTGTTTTAGGTATTGTTAATTCATCTATCTTAACTTCTATACTATCAATTTTATCTAACACACCCTTTAACATCATACTATTATTGTCGGCACTCTCTTTAATTTTTTTCTTAAACGTTTCTGGTTTAGCTAACACCAAAGGGTCTCGTCTACCCATTTTTTCTAATTCTGATTTCTTTGTATGAACAGTATTGTCATCACCTGTTCCTGCAACAGCAGTGCCAGTAGCATTTGCTGGAGCGTCTTCGGCCATCTTATTGATGATTTCATCCATCATTTTTTTATAGTGTTTAGTCATAATCGTATTCCGATATTAATTCTCCATTTCGTTCAAATACATCTACACCAAAACAATTAATAGCTGGTGTATCTTGTATGTTAGGTATATTTATGTTTTCCGAGAGCATAGAATCGTATTGATTTGTTTGTTTTAGGTATGTGATAACAGCGGATTCTATTACCAATTGATGTTTTAGATATTGTTTATTTTCTTTAAATAAAAGAGCGGCTGCCACTGCAAAAGAACCTAATGCTCCTCTAATTCCGACCTTTGCTAGTATTCTTTTTAGGTTGAATACAAATCTATGAAGTAGTGTATATGATCTCTTTTCTATTGGGCTGGCTATAGTTCTATATTTTCTTAATACTTTACCCTCGTCATCTATTATACCATTTTTAAAAGCGTCATGCTTTTTAAATGGTGTTACTAACATCTTGACAATTCTATACGTTATTAATAAATCTACACCTCTATTCATTATAGTTCCCTTAACAATTTTTCTATATTAGTATCTGTTTTAATTTCATTTAATTCATGTGGATATAAGTACTTCAGATATTCTAAAAATGTTTTTAATATACTCCAATATTTCTTATCTATTTTAAATAAGAGTAGTACACAAGCAGCTTCAACACCAAATACATTTTGTAAAACTATTAAGTGGTTAACCACTAGTCTTACTTTTAGATTACCTGTTACACTAAACTTACGAAATAACCTTTTTAGATACCGTATTCTTTTAATATCTTCATAGAATTCCTTCTCGTCTTCTAGAGTAGGATTATCATAATTATGTTGTGCAAAAAGCAACCAGTTATCTTTGGTTATTTCTTTGAACATTATCTACACTAACTTAGCGTAGACTTTTGATGTTCCTGTTTTTAATGTTTCGTACTTGACTTCCATTTTAAGGCCGCCCTCTTTTTTATGAGATATACCATCATCATTTATATCAGAACCATCTACATCTTTACCAAATCTTCCACCATGTTGTCTTACTTCTGCTGTAACTGTTCCGTTATCACCTTCCATATTAACAGGACTAACTTCTAGACCTATTTGGGATAACTTTGTTCTTAACTCATCAACTGCAAAAGCAGGTTTTAAATATTCTCTCTCACCAATTGCTCCTACAAATGCATTAACTCTTTTTAATACATCAGGATCATGTATGTTGTGAACACCGATAGCGCCGTCTTCTACGGCATTAACTTCAGGAGTTCCAACACCAGGTGCCAACTTCTCGTTTAAGTACTTCTTAAATGTTTTCATCTTTTGTTTCTTCCTTTTTATCTGTTTCTTTAGTTGATGTTTCAACAGGTTTTTTATCTGCTAATACATCTTCCTCAAAATCTTTTAAATCTTCTTCTTTTATAAATGATTTAAATTTCTTCATTTGTTTTTACCTTATTCAAACTTTCATATCCACTTTCTTGTGGGTTTGCTTTTTTCAATAGTTTTTCTGTTTGTTGTATAGCACCATTGATTGCATTTAAATTTGCTTTCATTTGGCCAACATTCAACTCAACTTGTTTAATTTTAGCGGAAAGATCATTAAATTCTTTAATTAATAATTCCTTTTCCTCTGTTAATACTTTTTCATCAATTACCATAATATATCTCCTATTAATTATATATTAAGCTACTACGTGACCACTACCGCCAATTACATACCAAAAACTAGACTTGTACATCATAGTTACTGACTCACCTGGAGCATTTAATGTAACCGTTGTACCTTGTTTAAAGTTTGCTGGTGTTATTGCCACTGCATTTGTTCCACCTGTAGACGAATTTAAAATTGTTTTAACTTGTCCATCTGTAGAAGCAGCCGCTAATGAGGTTGGTGCTGTGTTTGAAGTAGCGTCAACCAATGTCACAGCTGTTGTTAAGTTCGCCGCTTGAGACGAGCCACTTGCTGTTATTGTTTGTGCTGTTTGTTTAAGAGCTATCCAACTTGGAATATTGTTGAATACATCTTCAGCTGATATTTTTTTGTTAATAGGTGTACCACTTGGGTCATCAATTACGTGAAATAAATCTGCTGTATCTAGAGCGTTACCTAAATCGGTAAGCTGTGTTACTTTTTTGTCTGCCATTTTTTCTCCTTTTAAAACCCTTTTCGGGAATGCTACTGTAGGTAATTGCCTACATCAATTATTATATTATATAGGTGTCCTTTCGGACACCTATAATTCTTTTAGACTATGTATTAAACGTCTTATTCTGTAAATACAGCTTCTTCACCTGATTGAGGTGTGTTAGTTATATCAACAGCTTCACCGGCACCATCGTTGATAGTTCCACCATTTAGGTCTATTGCGTTAGCCCCTATAGTCAATTTATCGCCTGGTGTTTGATCGGTATCCATAGTATCTGTGTCTGCACCGTAAATTGTTGAAAACTGAAGTTCATCACCAGTGCTATCCTTCCACACCATTTGAGCTGTTCTTCCAACACCATCACCCCAGTCACCACCAGCATTATCGTTAATTAAATTTAATATTGGTGATCCTGTTACTGTAACGTCTTCGTCAAATAATACGTAAGCATTAACTGTTCCACCGCTAAGTGTAACTGTTCTATCTGTTCCAAATTTTATGCTAGTTATATTAGCCATTGTTTTTCTCCTTTTAATTGTTTTTTTATAAGCTTATAATATAAAGTTCTACACTTTACAATTAAATTGTTAAACGTAGAAGAGCTCCTTCTAGTTAGAGACCATTGGTATACGTATACCAATTGTAGTCAAATCTGTTTATTTATTAAGCAACAACCGTTAATGATCCAGCAGCTGTACCTATACCAGCAGAGCTAGTAATAGTAGAGTTAGTGGATGTATTTCTATCCTTAACTGTACCGCCGTTTAAGTTCATTGCGTTTGCGCCTACTGTTAATACATCGTTAGCAGCTGTGGCAGCGTTGCCAGCAGGTATTACCAATGCAAAAACTAGTTCGTTTGTATCTGTACCACTAGCATAAGCTAGGTTGTGAGGTCCACGGCCTGAGCCAGTACCTTGGTTTCCATTTTGTACTGCAACATATGGAGCACCTGTTACTGTCACGTCTTCGTTAAATCTAACTCTGACAGACATAGAGTAACCTGCTGATTTATCAGCAGTTGTTGTAATCCATTCTATTTCAGTTATGTCAGCAGACCCCATAGCCGTAGCTAATTGTCCCACTGAAACTAAAACTTCTGGTGTTGCATTTGTATTGTCATTTCCTGACCATACAGAACCCGCTTCTCTAACCCAGCCTGAAGCAGTAGCGTATACTTCCTTCTTCTCAGCCTCGGTCAAATTTTTGGGCTTAATATCGTTTCCCCATAAAGACATAATTCTCTCCTTTAAATTTAAATTTACTTTATTGTTATAACTTATACTATTTATAAGAAAAGTAGACTAGAAACCTAATGACTTTAACTGTCGGATTGTGTTTGTAGTTGTAGTATGGTAGATTCCTATACCACCTCTTTGTGTGAATTGGTCTACGTTTTTCTTAAAATCATCTATTAATACAGCAGGTTGGCCTTGTGACTTTGCGAAACTCTGCTTTTGTATTCGTCTTACCAAGTTAATTCTGTTCATGTTGGATACGCCAACATTTTTTTTTAACCATTTTATTTTACCTGGTTTACAATTAGGATCATTTGGTGAATAAGCAGATAAGATATGTGGTTTATACCTTGATATAAAACTCCATAACTGTCTACCTCCAGGCATCCAAGGCATATCTGACCAAAATTTAGGAGTTTTTTTAATTATATTCCAATGTTTATCTGAATCAGATTGATTAAATGTAGTTCCTGTTGCCTTCTTAGCAGCAGTCATAAAATCTGCAATGACACCGTCCATGTCACAATATATTCTAGGTAGTTGTTTTGCCATAGCAATACTTAACCTTTTTAAAATGAGTGATTTATTTTTGGATTCATTTCAACAGGAGATTTTGGTTCGCCAGTCATAGTTTTACCTTTTGGGTTAGCTAATTTCTTATCTCTCTCTGTTGTATCTAAAGGCACATTAGATGGCATGGCTTCTGTATCAGTTTTAACTGTACGTTTAACCATAGCTTCAGTCTTCATTTTATCTCTTAAATGTTTGTATGCAATACCAACTGATAAAGGAACTTCTCCTGTTTCTTTATTAGGCATTGGCTTAACAGCCTTATGTTTTTCATTTTCTAATTTCTGTTTTAATAATTCAACTTGACCTTTAAGTTTAATCATATCGGCTTCAGTTCCACCTTCTTTACTATCGCCACCATCTTTAAGTGCTCTAATCTTAGCGATCTTAACACCAGGTTTATTATCTTTTGCTATTGGTGGTATTTTTTTACTGTCTTCCGTTTTAAAATACTTAGCGTCTTGTTCTAATTTTTCTGTAGTTTCAGCCGCCTTTTTCCAATCAACATTTTCTTTAACTGTTTGTTTACTGTCAATCTTACTAAAGAACTCTGTCTTTTCTTTAGGCGTCATAGCACCAACACCGGCTCTACCAGTTTTGTCCAATTCTTTTTTGAACATTTCTTTATAACCAGATTCGTTTGTGTGGATATTCATTTGTTTTGCCATATCCTCTAAACTGTTTGGTTTATTTTTTAAATAACTCATTAATTTTTATCTCCTCTTTTGTGTTTTAGCCATAATCTTTCTTTAATAGGTGAAGTATTTCTACCCATTTTATCTATTTTAAAACCTTTAGCTCTTAATTTTTGTGCCTTGTTTTGTATATCTTGTAAAGTTTCTCCATCTTCAAAGCCAGCATGTTTACCATACTTATCACTATAAGAAATTCTAAAATCTGATTTGCCTTCTTCTAATTCTTTTCCTTTAGGTTCATGTTCTGCTTTTCTCATGTAGTTTCTTTTCATAGCGGCCTTCATTGCTTTTTTCCATACACTACCTTTTTTAGATGATGTATTAGCACCATCTTTTTCTTCTAATTCTTTTCCTTTAGGTTCAACTTCACTTTTTAATTTTTTAAATGTTTTATCTCCATGATAACCGCCAGAAGCTTTTCTTGCACCCCAAATTTCCTCTATTGATTCATTGGCTCTTTTCAATGCCTTAGCAACACTTGGATGACTTGCTAAACCTTTTGCAAGTTTTTCAATTGCCTTATAAGCACCTGAATAATTACCACCTTTGTATCTAGGGTCATTTAATATACCAAATGCCATCTTGATTTGTTTGTCAGTATATTCTACTAGAGTTTCTTCTGTAGCAATTTTTTTACCTTCTGGTTCTGGTAATTTTTGATCGCTTTTGGACAAAGTCTTTAAATGTAGGTCTAATTCTTTAACCTTTTTCTTTTCTTCTAATTTGCCTGCCCAATTAATATCGTCTTCTTCTTTAAATGGATTCACACTTGTTGTTTTCCATTTCATTTTTCTAACCATAAGTTTTGACATAGCACCACTTGAAACAAAAGGTATGTTATGTTTTTTTAAAATTTCTAAATTTTTATCATTAAATTTATCTAATATATTCATTAACTGTTTTGCTCTAGCAGCTGTAATCTTTCTACCTCTAAATGGTTCGTATTCTTTTTTAAGAACCTTTAACATCATTGGTGTTATTGAATCAGCCACTTCATATAATATATCTTCTAATACTTCTTCTCCTAATATATCTCTAACAGTTTTAACTGAAAGTTTTAATCTCTTAGCAATCTTCTCAATACTATCACCTTCTTGATTTGCTGTGAATATATCTTTAATTCTACCTTCTTCTATATCTGCTTGTTCATCAATAGCCTCCATAAATTTAATAACTTCTTCGTCTGATTCTTCTTTGAATACTATGTCTTTAAGTATGTTAACTTTAGCAGCTGCAATGGCAACTTTAGTAGGCATATCCATTTTTTTAAGAATAGACTTAACTCCAGGAGTTACATCTTTCATAGTCTTCATAGCCCATGTGTTTTTTAAATTCGCTATCTGCTTATCAGATAAGACACCCATTAGAGTACTCTCTAATATGTTTGGTACCTCTCCGTAGGCCACAGCCATTGTTTTTCTATATGTACTAAAATCTTTCATTTCTCTTTTTAATTGTGTTTATAAATCTTGTATCATCTTCGCTATCGTTTGATCCAACTTGATTTTCCACTCCTCCTTAAATCTCTGTTTATATTTATCTATTGTATCACTTGAACAAGCCCATTTATTTACATCTTTCTCTGATATTTTGGTATTTTCCAAGCCAGGTTGTGTAGGATAGCCTCTTTTCTTAGCGTCCACAGGCGTTGCCTCTGGTGTTTCACCAGGAGTTACATCTTTTGTATGGTTGGCATAGTCAGCACCTATCTCAAAAGATTCTTTTTCTAATTTCTTAACAATATCTTTCTTATATTCTTCAAATTTTTGTTTATATTTCTTTTCAGATACAGCCTCAAAACCATAGTCTACATTTAAATTATGTTCTCTAACTGCAACCTCTTTATCACTGGCGATTGGTATACAATCCCATATCCAGGCTTTGTGTAAATTGTTTTTATTATCTTCTAGTACAATATAGTTTGTACCTTTTCTCTTAACTGTTCCTTGTATATCTTGTTTGGTATAGTCTACCTTTTCTCCGATATTGAATATCATGTCTCTTAAATATAGGTCTCTTATCTGTTGTTGACCAAATTCTTCCATGCTTAACATTGGTTTTTTGCCACCACCTAAATGAATATTAACTGAACTTTCTGGAATAGCACCTAGTCTCATACCTTTTCTAACATCTTTCATTAAATGGCTTGCGTCCACACCATTAGGTAACCCTCTTTTAAATCCTTCTAAATCTCCCTTAACAGCCGCCGCTCTCATTTTACTTGCACTCATACCTGAAGCTCCGTCTGCGTCTGGATCCCTTTCACCAGCTGACAACACATTAATGTTATCAAAGTTATAATAACCATGTCTTGATCTCACATCGTTATACTTGTTTAGTATAGTTTCAAATTCTCTTACTCTATCACTACCTACTACCATAAAAATTTCTGTATAACCTTTGTTATGTAGATTAGTAGCAATATCTAATATCATATTTGTTTTATTAATTTCTATATTTCTTGCATGAGCAGGAAACATCTTTTTCATATATGATAATTTCTGACTAGCAGATAATGGATTCTTTTTACTGTCTTCACTTCTACTTAAATAAATTTTATGGTCGTTTGCTCTTACTGATTTAACTTTTCTAATAAGTTTTTCATGGCCAATAGTTGGTGGATTAAATCTACCAAAAGTAAATGCCATTGATTTTCTTCTTCTAACTGCCTCATGTACGGACTCTGGTAAGCCAGCGTCTCTAACTGCTTTACCAAATTCATTATAATCTATACCAGCATGTTGAGCCGCCTTGTTCTTGGCGTCTTTCATACCTTGTCTTAAATATTTAAGATATAAATCTACACCTGCTTTCATTCTTGGTGCTTTGATTGTTCTTCTCATTAAATCATTCCAAGCACTAGCAACAGATTCTAAATTCATTTCATCTATTTGTTCTTTTGTTAAAGATTTTATTTCATCATCGGTAACTTTACCATCTTCTAAAACTTCTTTACACTTCTTATAAAATTTTAAGTAATGGTATTTTTCCAACATCTTATAGATAACTGCTTTAGGTAATCTATTTTTAATACCATATTTTCTTATTTGATCTGGTGTCATGTCACTATTAAATGCTGATCTTCTTTCTGCGTCAACACCATCACCTACTTTTACAATCTGTTCAATACTATCTTCTATTTCTTCTAATTTCTCATTAATTTTTTCTTGTAGATTTAAAATATCATCTGGTTTTAATTCAATTAATTCATGGTAATCTATTATATCTCTCTTTAATTCACCTTTAACTACATCTATTTCTTGTACTTTTCTTTCAAATTCTTTTACATATAAGTTTGTATCAAAAGAAAAATCTTCTGGTCTTTTAACAAACTCATCGTTTTCTATATCAAACACTGCGTCTGCTTTTTTATTTTGATCGTCATATGTTGTTTGATCTGTAATAAAATAATAATTGATTGGGTGTTTTGTGCCTGGTATTAATTTACCTTGTATGTTATCAGGATTACTTGCTGACAAATACTTTTTAGATAGTGTTAATCTTTGTTCTTCTTGGTCTTTTTTTGGTACATCAAACAATATATTGATGTCTAGATCAGCGTCATTTCTATATCGCTTAGTTAGAATTGATCCTATTAATGCTATCTTAATCACAGGATATTCCTCAAATTTTTTAATCTGATCTTGTATTTGTTTCTTGACACTAGGTTTCATTTTAGGGTCTTTAGTATCGGCCTTATCAAATACACCTGGCGCATATGTTCTACGAGGTATATCTATGATACTTTCTTGTATTGTAAATTCTTTAAAATTCTTCATACTCTTTTCTTTGCTTGTAATTCTTTTGCTATCCACTGTTTGGCTAGATAGTTATTTGGTGTTTTATTAATATATCTTCTAATATATTTTGAAGCTGTTGCAATTGTATTGGTTACTAATTCTTTTTCAGACCTATTATTATCCACAATTAACAAGTTTTGTGGTCTGAATATACTTTGAAAAGAACCAATGTTAGATTGTACTTTTATCCAACTATTCTTTACAATGTATTCAGGTATTGATCTAGGTCTATTCTTGTTTCTTTCTACTGCAACCTCTAAACTTGTGTTTACAAAAATCATATAACAATCATAACCAAGTGCTGTTAACATTGAATGTTGTCTAGAGATTATAGATTTATCACGACCAGTTGCGTCAATAACAAGACCTAATCTTCCTTTTACATAGGTATCTAATTGAGTATTCGCTGTAAGTTTTGCTCTGTCTCGTACTATATTTCTAAAGTATTCTTCCTGATCTGGCATTTTCAAAGATAGATTTGCCTTCAACAATCCTCTTTCAAAGATAGTATCCGAGTTTACTATTTTTAATCCTATGCCAGCAAAAGCGGCTTGTGTAACAAATGATTTACCTGAACCAGGTCCACCTGCTAAGAAGAAAGCTTTAAAAATGCCTCTGTCATAAACACCTTCATTTAAAAAGCTTTGTACTTCTTTTAAGTTTTTCATTACTCTCCCGCTTTTGTATACTTCTTATATTTTTTTGTTGTTTTTTTATCCACCACTCCAGCTTGACTTTGCTCTACCATTATTTCGTTCATGTCTTTAGCATAGTCTCTTATAGCATTAACAACTGCGAAAAGACCGTCTCGTCTTTTTGGAGTTAATACATCTATGAAACCTATTCCAGCAATTTGATTGTCGTCCACTTCCAAAATTTCTTTTGGTGGGTGTCCTGATAAAATTGATTGAAGTATATACATTGCTCCTCTTGCCTCGTGAGAATCAGCGTCTACTTCAAATTCCATGTTTTCACCTTTAAGCTGTGGTAATAACCATACTTGGCTTACACAACCATATATTCTATAACCGTTTATTCTTTTATCGTCATCAAGTTTAACTATGCCACGTCCTTGTTCTAGCATATAGTAAAACTTTTCTTTGTCATCCAATTGAGAAAAATTATGGCTCCATGTACCAAGCTTTTCCTGGATTGACATACCAGCCATTTGACTGTCGCCAAATACAGGCGTCTTCTCTGTTTCCATCATTTCTTTCTCCTCTTGTTCTGCAACTTTTATTTCAGCATCCATATTTTTTTTAGCTGACTTTGCAATTGCTTTGGATAGTTTTTTCATACCACCTTTTATATACATTATATCTCCTTAATTTGTTTCTTCTTGTCTAATGTCTGTATTAGTTTCATCAACTTCAGGTGCTTGTGGTCCAAATGCACCACTTCCAGCATTAAGTAATTGATTAATCATATCAATCGCTACATCTTTATTATCATTAGCAATATTTTCTTTCACCGCCTCTAATACATCAACTGTTGTACTTAAACCATTAATTGTATTATCTTCTTCTGGTGTTGGAAATTTTATTCCATTTTTATCAACCATTTTATTCTCCTTTTCATTATTTGTTTTTAACCTTATTTATTATCTTCTTAGCTATACTCTCTGGCGTATCACCTTCTGCTTTAATAGATACGAAACCAGGTTTATCTCTGTAGTAGTCAACCACAGGACCTGTTTCTTTTTTATATAAAGCAATTCTGTCTTTAATAACATCAGGTTTATCATCAACTCTACCTCTAGCAGTTAGTCTTTTGATAACTTCTTCCTGACTTACATCTAAAAATACCACATTATCTATATCAATACCTTTCTTTTCCATGTCTCTAACTTGTTGCATATATCTTGGAAAGCCATCAAATACAAAACCATCTGCTTTGTCAACGGCGTCAAATACAAGTTTTAAAACTATATCATTTGGAGCAAAGTGACCTTTACCTAAATTAGATAATCTTTTGGCCATTTCACCACCTTTTTCTTTCTCTTTTCTCAATAGTTCACCTGGGTATATGTGTGGTATATTAAATTCATTTGATATAAATTTTGCATATGTAGATTTACCACTGCCTGGACCACCAATTAAAATAATTTTTGGTTGTCTAGCTTCTTCTAAAAATTTGTTTATGTACTCTATAAATGATTTCATTTTCTTTTTCTCATCATTCTCTTTTTTTTAAGAAGAAAATAAGCATATGCTTTATTACTTTTCTTTTTTCTTTTCTTTTCTTTTTCTATTGGTGCTGAATTAAATTCATACGTAGCACTGTAAATATTATTCATTATCCCTTTACCCAATCCTTACTAATCGTGAAGTTGGCTCTACTAAATTCTAGTCTATCTACAAGTTTAACTGCACCTGCTGATCTATCTACTGCAACATAACCCTCTGGATTGGTTACTCTAAAACCATTTGATGTTCTAATAAAATGACCTATACTTTGTATTTGTGATAACTTTGATATTAAAAAGTTCTTTGCATTACCTAAACTTACGTGAGAAGCTATAGCAAAATACAATGCTGATTCATTTCTATCAATCCATTTTAAATTAGTATCTAATATATCTCTATATTTTTGTTTACCTTTTTCGGTTTTTCTAGTTGCTATTTCTTCTTTTAAAATATTTCCATAATAGTCTCTGAACATTTTTTGGAGTTGTTTAATCTTACCCATATGTCCTTGTGTGTTTCTAATATAATGATTAAAGAAAGCCTTCAATCTAAAACCTACTGATAACGAATCACTTGATCTTGACATTTCATTTAATATAGATGAAGCTTTACCTAAAGAACCTTCAGCCATTCTAATTAGTCCATCAAATCTAGATAGTTCTCCTTTAGTAAACGTTGATGATCCAGATGTATCGGTATATCCAGCACTTGCTAACCACACTGCTGAAGAACCTGATCTACCTGTTATTGTTCCAAAACCAGCACTTAAACTTTTCATATCTTTACCATGATAAGTTGTATGAAATACAATTCCCATTCTTGCTCTTCTAATTTTTCTACCAATACTGCTACTTGCCTGTACTGCATATGTGATTGTATTTGGTGTGAAAGTTATCATGGGTTCGCCATCTATAACTTGTTGTTTTGTATCGTTTGTAAAGAGTAAATCTCCTTGGTAGATACCTCTTATTCTTAATTTTTTTAATTCTCTTAAGCAGACGTTTAATTTATCTGCAACAGGACCACTATGATTACTCATAATATCTCCCGATGTATAATTGATTTTTGGCTTGACGTTGAATACTGATTTAGTACCAACAAAGAATTTACCGTTTTCTGGATTTATACCACATATAATAGCAGGAGCTCCGTCCCACTTGACAGACATATTTACTTTAGCTCCAGAAGACCCTACTAACATGTTTCTAACTGACTTTAGAAACCTTATAGCATTATCTCCACCTTTGGAACCTCTATTGATTATGTCATCTTCTAGATGTTCTAAATGTGTATTCTTTTCCTTTGTTATGAAACCTTTAAAATTAAACATTTGTCCTTCATTCTTTCCATAAATTAATTCACTTTCTCATATCTTAAATCATTTGCTTATATTTATACTAGTACAACTTGCCAAATGGACCAAATTGTTGCCCTCGTTTCTCTGCCAAAAACACCATGTCCGTCAGCATTTTATTTCTTTTTGCTGTAGGTATAGCGTATATAACATATAAGAAATCTAACTCCATTAATTTAGTATGAGATACACCGTTCCTTAAATCTGGAGAGTTATACGACTTCAACATATTACCAATAAATGCTGACGCTGGTATACCTGTATCTGTATGTCTATTGACTACATCAAATCTTGTCTTATATATATTTTTTACTTTGTCAAATTCTGCTAATGATTTAGGATATAGATTATGATTATTCACAAAGAATAATTTTTTATTATTTCCTATACCATACTCTGCCATTAATTTTGCTAATAAATCTACTGGTACTTTACCTATACGAGCTGCACCAGCACCTTTAAATTTACCATCAAATTTTAAATTCTGATTAAATCCTTTTCCGTTTTGTCTAATTTGAAACTCGCAAACATCGTTAGATGATTTAATATCTATTCTCATATCAGCTGATGATAATGTTTTGTCTGACTTGTTTGTCATTTTCATAGCTGATCTAGTTAACCTCATCACAAACTTACTGTCTTTCATTAATGCGTTTTTAGTATTTACTTCTTCAAATCTTGCCTCTTTACTGGTAACTTTCTTTAATGATATACCTGCTACTTTATGTTTTGAATATAATATCTTCATCACGTCATTTAGTTTAGAAATAGATACTGACTTTCCTTCCATAGCTTTGTTTATAGTTCGTTTAACAGTACTCTCATTGTTTATTAACCAAATATCGGCAGGATTCCAACTATCTTTTTTTGAAATCTTAAACTTATCTCTTATTAAGTTAGAGATATAATCCATAAAACCACCGTCTCTATTATATTCTGTGAAGTTTTTACCTCTAAAAATTTCTAACATCTTTTTTTGTTGTGCATAAAAACTATCTAACCAACCATCTTCCATAACATCTGGATATATCGCCACTAGTTCTTTATATTTCTTGTCTTTAGATATATCTTCAGCACTTGTATATCTAATCTTATCTTTTAATGATCTTTTAATAATCCAAAGTGAGGCTCTTTCTTGTTTCTGTACAACTTGTGCGTCTAATTGTTTTACAGATTTTTTACCTGTCTCAATAAATCTTATCTTATAATCTTGTACGATAAAGTCAGCAGATAGTTTGGCACCTGATTTAACAGTAGCTGTATATTTTTTCTTTAATGTAGGTAGTACTTTTTTTAG